CCCTCTATCGTGTTGAAATACTTTATTTCGCCTTGTGGTGACTTCCATTCACGCCCTCGTAAATTTATACTTACTTCGACTTGTTCGCCTATGTTATTTTGGCTTATTAAATCGGTTTTGTCTTGTGTGAATTGAATCGTTATGTACTGCGGAAACTTTTCGTCCGTTAATAATACTACGTCTTTACTTTTGAATTTTTCGCTTACTTTTCTAAGCGCTCCAACAAAGTGGATTTTTCCCGTTACTTTCATTTTTTTAAGTAATTATAAGTTAGTGCAATAGTGCAAACCCAACCCCAAACAATTGCTGGGGTTAAAAGTATTGTTAGTAAAATTATCATAGTTTATTTATTAATTCATTATAGTATTCTCTGCATTCTTCTATTCGTGTTTTAATAGCTTCGATTATAACATCGTCTTTTACTATTTTAAACGTTTTTAAACGCTTTTCTTTTGGTATATGTCCAAATGTATGCTTTGATTGCACAAAGGCTCTTAAATCTAAACTTTCCTCAATTAAACTTGCTTTCCAATGTTCCCGCCTAATTTCGTCTTCAACAATTTGTAAAGGGGTGTCAATTAAACAATAGCAAAGTAAACATTCTTCTTTACCTGTTATCCACATATAACCCTGCAATTGATAAAAATAGTCTTTATTTTTTAAGTCGTCGTCTAATACTTTTTCAAAAAACGTAAACGCGTCCCAACTTGATTTCACATCGAGTAAAATTTCGTCCGTGTTAACGTCTGGCGTTCCTTTTACCCAATTGTTTGTAAAATGGTCTTCGTTTTTATAAATAAATCCTAAATCGAGTACGTCGTTACAAAGTGCAATTGATAATTCTTCGACTTCGTTTCCTTTGTCGGTGTATCTACTTGAAAACTCTTTGTGTATTCCGTATTTTTCAGCAATCGCTAATTCGAGCAAGTAAGTTTTAGTTGTTTGGCTTAACGTTTCCCCTTTTGTTTTGGGGTTCGTCATTATTTTACCGATTGAGCTACATCTTATTTTCATAATTCAAGGGTTTTTAATTGTTCTGGTGTTAATTCGAAAGTCTTCGTAAGTTCGTCCATTGTATAACCTCCGTCGCTTATTGCCTTAATTGCCTTTGCTAATCGTTTATCGTCAATAGCAACTTTTTTAACTTCGTTTTTTACTTCCGTCTTTACTTGTTCCCCGCCAGCGTCCGTGTCTTTGTCGGTAACTAATCCTAAACAACTTGATAAAGCATAACGCCTTAAATAAGTAATTGCCGAACCCAAAACTTGAAAATCATTCATTCCCTTTAATGCAACGTTTTGCGGAATATTGGTTTTGCTTTCGAGCGTTTCTCCGCTTTCAACGTGGAATACTATTGTAATTAAGTCCGTGCCGTGAATCAATTGCGTAAACCCTAAGCCGTGCTTTTTTAATAGTGGGTTAATTACTTCAAAGATTTTCGGTAAGTCTGCGTAGGTGTATCCGTACCCCTGTGTCGCCTTGTGAATTGTTGGAACTTCTTGTTGAAATTCCGCTAAACTTTTAAATAAATGTTTCATTGTTTTTAGTTTTATTGGTTAATAATTATATGCAAATATAATGCTTTATTTTAACATACAAACTTTTTCTAACATTTTTCTAACATTTTTCTAACATTTTTCTAACATTTTTTTTATATTTTTTTTCCTTCGCTTATATTTATTAGTCCGTAGGTCTTTTGGGTTTTCGTTTTTGTGTTGCGTTCGGTTGTTTTCGGCATTATTTTATCAGTTATCCAAACTGGGTTTATTTCTCTTAAATCAAAAGCAAATATTCCTTCAGGCGTTGAATTTATGTATAAAGGTATTTCGTTTAGTTGTATGTATTTTTTTACTAGGGAATAATACTTTTGTTTTTCAATCATTAATTCTTTGTAGTGGGTTTTTCTGCATTTAAGTTCTATTCGTGTTTTTGTTGAGTGTGAAAAGCAATCCCACGAACTAAATTCATCGGTGCTTAATTCTAAGTCATTCCAATACTTATTTTTCAAATAATTAAAAAGCGTCTTTTCGTTCATTTACTTTTTGCTTGTAAGTGCTAATTATTTCTTTTAATTCGTCGCGTGTAAATTTTCGTGTTTCGTGAGCTTTCGCTTGTAAATCAATTAATTTTTCTGCTCCAATTCGTTTTTCTATTCCTATTTGATAATTCAATAAGTTTCCGTGTAAATATTGATTACAATAAACGCATTGAGCGTGAACGTTGTCTTCGTTGAATGTTACGGCTTTGTGTCCACCCATTGAATAATAGTGTCCCGCATCAAATTTTTGACCTAATTGAGTACCGCACGAAATACATCCTTTGTTTCGGTCTCGGTTTCTTATGTAGCTATTGAAATAAGTTTGCGCTAATTTTGTAAGTTCTTGAACCGTTTGTAATTTTTCCTTTAATTCGTTTTTTCGTGTTTTCCATTCTTTTTCTTTTTGCGAGTTAACCCAAACTTTTATACAAGGTTCATCTAAACAAAACTTTTGGTTAAATCTTATTGGGGTAAATTCTACTTTACAATTTTTACATTTTTTCATAATTCTATAAATCTAAATATATGTTCTATTATTGGTAGTGTCCACCCATCACCAAGTAAACTTCCCGCTTTTGCTTTTGATAGTATTGAAGTATAACCATCAGGGAAACCTTGTAACCTTTCCATTTCAATTTGGTTTACAGTTCTTACTAATTCGTTTTCTTGTATTAATGTAAGCATTCCTGTTGTTTCGTTTCTGTGTATTAATGCTTCTTGACTTCCTTGATTATTTCGGCTTCCTTGCATTTTTAACGCAACGTGTTTATCAGTATTTACATAAACTAAATTTGGTGTCTGCTTTCCTTTTGCAAGTCTTTTTTTAATATAAATATCTTGTTTTATTTCATCTTTTATTTGATGTTTATAATCATTTTCTAATAACGCATTTGCCTTATCTCTTTTTACATAAATCATATTTATAAATTCTCGACTTGCTCTATTTTTAATGCTTTCTTGACTTGTGCAAACTCGACTTTCACTTTCTAATAAAGCAAGTGCTTTAACTCGTTCAACGTTTCCACCTGTTATAATATCTTTAAACATTATTCCCAAATCTTTTGGTTGTGGAATATCCGTTACAATATCAAACATTGTTTCTTTCGTTTTTATGTTGCTCCAATAATATCTATCTCTTAATTGAGCCGTTACTAATTTTGAATTTATGCGAACTGGGTAAACTCCCAAAGCTCTTGACATAATTCCAATATCTAACTTACTTGCACTTCCTACATTTTCTTGTAAAAATAAAACCTTTGAATTTAAACTTTTTATATGTTCTAAAATCTCTACAAACACGAAAAACAAACTTGACTTACTTCCGTTTATTCCTGCACGTTTTCCTGCTGCACTTAAATCTTGACAAGGCGAACCACTTAAAATTAAATCAATGCTTTTCCAATCAATCGCCCATTCCTTCCATTTTGTAACATCGCCTACTTGTATTGTGTCAGGAAAATGGTGTTGAGTTAATTCAATCGCATACGGCTTTATTTCGCTTGAATAGTATTTATTTACTTTAATACCTACGTTTTCAAGTGCTTGTCTGCCTGTGTTCATTCCGTTAAATAAACTTACTACGTTCATATGTTTCATATTAAAAATTATTTACTTCTAGTTGATTCTCTAAATCTTTTATCTTAAATTTTAATTCTAAATTAATTTGTTCTAATCTTATTGAACTAGACGAAAACATACGAGCTTGTTTTTCTAGAACTAAAAAAGTGTTTAATACTTCCGAAAGTTCGTTTTCGGTTTCTAACATTGAATTTATCAAGTCGGTTCGGTGTCCGTTTTTTTCTTCAATTTCCTCACGGCTTATTTTTAACTTTAATAAAGTTTTGCGTAAAATTGCCGTTGCGCTTAATAGTTTAATTTCCATTGTTTCGTGTTTTTATTGTTTTATAATCCGCAATATCCGCTATCGCAATCGTTAAAATCTTCTTCAAATAAATTACCTTGCAATTTATGGCTTTTTATCTTTTCGTAAGTAACTCCATTTTTAAAGGTTCTAATATTATAACCCGTGTTTTGTTCTTGTTTGACAAACCAATCAAATTTGTTTGGGTGTTTTTCCGACATTAATTTTAATAATAATTCGTTGCGATGGAAACAACCTACGCAATTATTCAAATATGCAAATCTAACATTTTTATTTTTCCAAAATTCTTCAATTGTATCTTTAAAAATAGCATCTTGTATTAAAGGAAAACTTGGTTTTTGCCATTCAATTAAACCCCATTTATTTTGAGTTTTTCGTTTTCCGATAATATCTTTAAATTCTAAAATTCCGTTTTTATTAGTTTTTTCAATCATTGTTTTTGCCCTGCTCATTTCGTTTGCTCTAAACCCTATTCGCATTTCTATTGGTTCGTTAAAGTTTTTTTTCCACCAATTAAAAATTGGTTGTAACTTCATTTCAGTTGTACAAAATCTTTGTGTTACGTTTGGTAAATATCTTTTTCCGTTTCGATTTGTTATTTCGTCAAATGTTTTGCCCGTAACCCAATCTATTTTTGTTCCAATAAATTGTTCTAAATCTAACATCGTGTAAATTATAGTATCGTCTTCTAAAGTTCCAATAAATTCAACTCCTAATTTATCGCTTACAATTTGCCTTAATTTAGCATCGGGAAACAAACAATTTTTATCGTTAGTTCGAACCAAAGAAAAAACGTTATAATCTGCGGGGTAATTTACCGCAATATAACTTGACGTTTTACCACCGCTCAAAGAGTTACAAGTTTTCATAAATTTGCTTTTTTGTTTAATTCGTCCCAAATATCAAGTTTTTTTTGTTGCTTAAAAATTGGCGATTGTTTTGGGCGGTATTTCTGCAAAGGGTCAACGCCTTGAATCGTAAACCCAACCCCATAATTATAATTACAAAGTACGGGAATATCTAATTCCGTATGCTTACCGCCTGTGTCCGTATCTTTAATTTTTTCAACCCCTACCATTGTTTCAAATTTCATCGTTGTATGTTTTATAAGTCGATGAATAACAAACATATCGTCGCATCTATTTAGAAAAGCCTTACCGCCCTCGACGTGGTCTTTTAATGGTGGTTTTAGGTGTCCTTTCCAATGGTGTTGTTCTGGGTATAAATTACCATTTCTTCCGCTTTCGCTTGTTGGGTGCGTGTTAATGTAAATTGTTTTTCCCGTTTCGTTTACAAATTGCCGTGCCATATTTAAGAATCGGTAATTCCCTTCGTAATTCATTTCCCTATCAAGTCCCGTAAACGGGTCAATTA